TTTAAAGTTGGTTACGTATCGTTTAAAATCAATTAGATAGCCCGTCATTTCTGCGCTCACACGTCCCAACATTGAAAAACATGCAAAGCTTTGTAAGCCGATGCAAAGCTTTGTGTGTCTCACTTTTGTCCCAATACCAATCCGAATCCACCCTTTGTCATCATTGAGAAATGGCAAGGAAGAAAAGGATGTTACTGCACGATTTGACAAATCCGCCAGAGCTATCGCATACTGATCGCACTGAACAAATAAGCGGTCTCCGCACCCGATAGCTTTGCGGCTTTTTTATGCCTGCAATTTGGCATAGTTACATCCGTACAAAGGTCGGGTGGAGAGGCGTAATACAACACCCGCAAGGGGAATATGCCCAGAGCTTCTTATTTGGCTCAGTTGACACCCGACCGCCAGCTACTAACTGGCGGTTATAAACTAAACAAATAAGGAGGTCATCATGACCAGTCAACTCATCCCCGTATTCAACGGTTCTATCTCAAACCAAGCAGCCCTTCTATGCAATGCTCGCAATCTACACGCTTTCCTTGGGGTTGGTAAACGCTTTGCATCGTGGATAACAGAACGTATTGCTGAATATGGTTTCGTTGAAAATCAGGACTATATGATTGCTTCCCAAATTCGGGAAGCAAAAGGTAGAGGCGGTCACAACCGCAAGGAATACCACCTCACCCTCGACACAGCCAAAGAGCTTGCGATGGTTGACGACTGCGTCCAATACTGACTATACTCCGCGCCGAGGCCTCGAAAACCTCCCAAAAGCGGATTAAACCAACCCCGTCAGTGTTGGATTTTTTATGCCTGTTATTCAGTGATAGCACAGTGTGCGGTCACATCCCCGATCAATGTCGGGAGGGCGACGAATACAACACCCGCAAGGGGAATAAGTCCGCGGTATCTTTTGGGCCGTTTCGAGCCTCCCGGCACCACATCTTGTGGTGGCATTTCTCGAAAAAAGCCAAAGGAGGTCATCATGACCACTCAACTCATCCCTGTGTTTGAAGGTACAATCTCAAATGAACCTACGCTTCTGGTGAACGCGCGTGATTTGCATGGATTTTTAGAGGTAGGTAAAGATTTTTCTAACTGGATACGGGCCAGGCTAAACGAGTATGGATTCGTAGAAAATTTAGACTACATTCTATTTTCGCCAAATTTGGCGAAAACTCCAGGCCGCCGCCGCAAGGATTACCACCTCACCCTCGACACAGCCAAAGAGCTTGCGATGGTTGAACGTAACGAAAAAGGCCGCCAGATACGCCGCTACTTCATCGAGTGCGAAAAGAAACTTCGCAACATTCAGCCAGTACAAGCAGAACCACAGCCGCAATTCACAGCCGAGGAAATAATCCTCCTCTGCTACATGCAGCTCTGGATGGAAAAAGCCCAGGACCTTAGCAAGCAGCTGTACCCCATAATGAAAGAGCTGAACTCCTCATACACGAACAAGCTGTATGACATTGCGTTTGAGACTATCTACATGGTGACGAAGAACAGAGATGTGCTACTGAGAGAGGCGGCACGGCTTGACCAGTCGAGTTTCGTAGTTCAGCGGGCCAGACCAATGCTGAAAAGCCTGCGGGCAAGACAATTTGAATTCTGATACCAAAGGAGCTTCGGCTCCTTTTTTTATACCTGAACGACAACGCCGCTGAAATCGAAGAGTTAATACAATAAAGAGAAGAGCTCAGTACATTAGATAAACATTTTTTATCATTATCTCATTGCCTTTATTCAAAAAAATAGTTACATAACGTTACTAGGTAAAATGCAAACCCTCGCTATTTTTATCAGATTGTATGCCGGTAACTATAACAAAAATCAGAACTGGAGAAGATGTTTTGTCAGCAGCCATTCACCGCATTGAATGGTTGTTTGAAACATTCTCTTCTGTATGTTTATCTTTTTCTGGCGGTAAAGATTCCACTGTACTTTTCCATCTTGTAGCCGAAGTGGCCTACAGGAAGAAACGTCGTTTTTCTGTATTGTTCATTGACTGGGAAGCCCAGTATCAATGCACCATTGATCATATACAGAAGATGCGGATGATGTACCAAGATGTAACAGATACCTTTTACTGGGTTGCACTTCCCCTGACGACAGTAAATGGTGTCTCGCAGTTTCAGCCTGAGTGGATATGCTGGGAGCCCGGTGTAGAGTGGGTTCGACAGCCACCGGAAGATGCTATTACTGATATGGCGTATTTCCCCTTTTACCGCTACGCCATGACTTTTGAAGAATTTGTCCCAGCTTTTTCTTCCTGGTTCGCAAGTAACCAATGTAGCGTGGCAATACTGACTGGAGTCCGCGCGGATGAATCTCTTAACAGATTTATGGGACTGGTTTCCCAACGAAAACTGAGATATGCAGATGATAAACCCTGGACCACGGCGTCACCTGAAGGTTTTTACTACACCATGTATCCGCTGTATGACTGGAAAACCAACGATATCTGGGTATATAACGCTAAAACCTGTGCAATCTACAATCCTCTGTATGATTTGATGTACCGTGCAGGCATTCCTCTACATAATATGCGTGTCTGTGAGCCTTTTGGCCCGGAACAGCGTAAGGGACTATGGCTTTATCATGTTCTGGAGCCAGAAACTTGGGCACGGATGTGTGAACGAGTATCTGGTGCTGCCAGTGGGGCTCTTTATGCCAATGAAAGCGGGGCCTATTTTGCCCTGCGTAAACGGATGTCAAAACCATCCCATCATACATGGCGCAGCTATGCGTTCTTCCTGCTGGACGTAATGCCGGAAAGAACGGCTGAACACTACCGCAACAAGATAGCAGTCTACCTGCGCTGGTATCAGAACCGGGGATTCCCGGATGATATCCCGGATGAACAGGAAAATGATCTGGGCTGCCGGGATGTTCCCTCCTGGCGACGTATTTGTAAGACTCTCATAAAGAATGATTTCTGGTGCCGAACGCTCTCCTTCAGCCCCAACAAACCCCGGCACTATGAACGTTACCTGCAGCGTATGAATGAAAGGAGGAAGGAATGGGGAATTCTGTGACACCAGAGGTGGAGGTGCTGAGCAAGATGATTCGACAGTACTTCAGTCAGGAACAATCTGAAGAGAAAACCATACAGGCCCTGAACCATCTCCGCTGCGTACTCCATGAGATCAGCCCCTTTGCTCAAGAACCAGTGGACTGTGTGCTGTGGGTAAAAGCGGATGAAATTGTCGCTAACGATTATAATCCCAATGTCATGGCCCCAAGCGAAAAAAAATTACTGAAACAATCTCTGGAAAAAGACGGTTTTACTCAACCAATTGTTGTTTCGGAAGAAACAAGCCATTACCTGGTGGTGGATGGTTTTCATAGGCAGTTACTAGGTAGAAGAACAGTTACTGGAAAACGCCTGAAAGGCTGGCTACCAGTAACCTGTATTAATCCAGACCGAAAGGGACAAACCTCACGTATTGCCGCGACTATCCGACATAACAGAGCCAGGGGGAAACACCAGATAACCTCAATGTCTGATATTGTCAGAGATCTTTCACGTCTTGGCTGGACTGATGAACGTATCGGAACAGAACTGGGGATGGACCAGGATGAAGTTCTGAGGTTAAAGCAGATTAGCGGGCTAACGGAGTTATTTCAGCAGGCAGATTTCAGCCCTGCATGGACTGTTACATAAAGTTAGGTTAGGCCTGTGGAGCCGGGGAATCGGAATTAAACATCTTCCCTCCCCGGTAAATACAAATAAGGGCTGAACATCATCCCGACTACCTCAGATCACCTAATAATATATCAAGATTATTTTGCGCATTAATGCTATTCGCCATTACTGTTGCTGCTTCTGGCAACTTTCCAAGAGCAATAAATATATTCTTAAGGCTGATTGGAATTGATGAACCATGCGGATCGCGCCACTCACCGCAAATTCTGTGAGTTTCATCACAAAGCCTGAACGCATCCCAACCTCCATATTGACCAAAAATTATGTCCATTGACTCTATTTCTGCGGGCGATAACTCCCCCAGCTCATCAACAGAAGAAAATGTACGCCACATTTCAACCTTATGATCCGCTACATCAGATATCCATGATTCCCACGGACTGTACTCGTTTTCACTTCCATCCTTAACCAAAGAATATGTCTGCGATAAAACGGGTCCTTTGTTCATAGAGAAATAATGATCACCACTAATGGGAAAACCATACAACTCCATTGCTTTGCGGTCAGAGAGATACATCAGCTTAATGAAACGCATAGATCCGCCATGTTTTTTCAGCAAATACGCTGCCATTTACGCAACTTTTTCTTCATTAAACATAAATCGGCTCTCTGTCTCACATGAAATACTCTTTCTGACTATATGTTAATAGCTCCGGTTATTACAGGTTAATGTGTGTTTATTTCTTAATCAGCCCCGCACTTCCGTACGGGGCCATTTCTGTTAATCCACTCCCACTTTTTTGTTGTACTCGCGGTTAAAGCGATCCACGGCAACCTTCATATCCCGCTCTACCGATTTCACCATCGCCGCCTGCTGCGCCAGACTGAGAGAACTGTCGGCATAAATGGCATCGCGCTGTTTGCGCAAATCCTTCAGTCTCTTCCGGGTATCCTGCATAAGCCCGTTCATCAACAATTTTCCGTTGTTCTCGTCAATGAACGCCGTTCTTTCTGCACCGGTCAGACTCTTCAGCTCTGCGTGATACTGCGCAACCTCTGTCATCCGGTCGTACATCTTCTGCTGGTCTGCATACGGCATCACCTCACCCGAAATTTTCCCCAGGAAGGGCACCTGCTGCTCCGGTATATCAATACCGTTCAGCGATTTCACCGCCGCATCTGTGGTTTTGGAAATGAAGCGCCCTGTCCCTCCGGAGATATAGTCAATCCAGAATTTCAGCGATTCCGGTGTGATATCCACCGCGCCGGGACGATACTGGCTGCCACCTGAGAACGCATTCAGCCAGGATGCAAACGCCTTGTACGCCTCAGGCGTTGAACGTCTGCCCAGCTGGCTGTCCGGTTTCGGTGTGCCAAATGGCATGTTCTCCTGGTAAATCTGCGCCCCCATGAAGTTTTCATTCATGGCAAGGTTCGCAAACGGACGCAGAATGGTCGGCGCTGCATTTTTCAGCAATGCCCCGGACAGTGTTTCCGACGTTTCACTGCCCACAGGACTGAATGCCCCCAGGATACCACCGACAACATTACCGGCAGCACGTGAAGCAGTCAGGTCGCCCGCTGCCACACCTTCAGCAGTATGCCCGAGCAGGAAGAAAACGTTGTACCCGTAAGGCAGAGGAATACTCCAGTACTCTCCGGCCTTGCCCCCGAACACCGATTTCATAATGACGAGGTTACGCTCTTTCACATGAGACGGCACCTTGTCATACCAGTTAACCCCGTCATCATCCTCCCCCGCAACACTGCGGTTAAGCGAGCCAAGCAGATAACCCGCTCCCACAGCTGCAAGCGCGATTTTCTGCGGTACATTGAGATTCTTCCAGCGAAGGCGCTCCGGTAACGGCCCGTCGCCATTAAGATGTCCGAGCGTTCTCACCAGGTTTGCGGTCCCCTGAATGCTGGCGTTGGCAAACATATACAGCGAGTTCATCAGCGCTCCCTGCTCACCACGACGGTTAAAGTTCACCGTCATGTTTTTGGCAAGAGATGCCGCCTGCTGGCGTGACAAACCGGCATCACGGGCGTGTTTATAGGCAGAAAGACGCAGAGCGTTTTCAACCGCGCCGTTGGCATCCTCGACCAGGTTCAGGAACGAATGCCATGCACCGATACTCTGGCCTTTCCATCCTCCCTTCGCCAGCGATACAAGGCGATCCATTTCCTTCTGCTGGCCTTCAAGGTCACCCATGTTAAACCAGCCGGTTTTACCTCCGTCCTCAACAAACTCTTTCCACACCTTCTGCCACTGCGCACCGTTGCCCGTGAGGGTTTTACCACGCAGACTGGCGTATACGGCAGACATGGCAGACCGGCTGTCTTTCACCACAGCCAGGGCGGATAAGTTATCCAGCCCTTTCAGTTTACCGTCGCTCCTTCCCTGCTCCGCCTTCAGGTTCATCACCGCCGTCTGCACGTCACGGATGAAGTTACTGACCAGGAATTCCGGGTTATACGACGTGTTCACCGTTGCCAGGAAGCGGTTAACTTTCCCCAGCGTGCGGATTACGGCGTTACTGGTTTCCGGTCCCATATTCTTCATCGCACGCATCAGGCGCGGATCATGGAGTTTGATGTAGTACGTTTTGCCGTTCTTTTTGGTGGTGAAGTACCGGTCTGCCATCATTGCCATCGGTACAGGACGTTCGACAACTTCGTGACGGGTTTCACCGGTTTCCGGAACAACACGCTCTGCAATCGCACGCATGGTGTCCGGTCGCTCATTGGTGAATACCTGCCAGTAATCCTTGTCTGGATTATCCTGTACCAGTTTCAGGAAGGCGTTACCTACTTCATTTTTGCGATTGCGGATCAGCGATTCGCTCAAGTCCTGTATCGCCTGAGTGGACGGAGACTGTGCGCGGGATGCACGCCCCATGGCCTGCCTGCTTTCACGTCCGCCGATAGTGAAGCCTTTACCTGTACGGGGCAGTGACACCACACCGTCAACATCCTGGCCTTTCAGAGGAACGTAGTAACGGTAGGCGTTCTGCCAGGCATCCACCACACCGCTCTCTTCCAGTCCGGCCTCACGGATAAGCTCACGGCGACGGGCCAGCATATCGTCAACAATCCCTGCCAGACGGTCATACTGTGCCTGTTTGCCACTGTTACGCACACGCTGCATGATTTCCGCCGCTTCCGCGTTGGTCATCCCCGAACCGCCGTCCGGCATTTTCGGGTTGATTTTCGCGATATGCGCGTTACGTTCCGGCGCGTGACGGGCGTAGAGGTACTCATCCAGATCGGCCTGCGCAATTTTGTAGTCCGCCAGTAATTTAGCCAGCGGCTGAACATAGCGCTCCTTCATCACGTTCAGGTCGTTTTCCGCCTTCCCGTGGAAGAGTTCTTCCGCCATATAAGCGTTGTTACTGTCGTCTATTTTTCCGCCAGTTTTACGGATATTCTCCTGAACAGCTTTCAGCACCTGGAATTTATCCTGCATCTGGCGCACAAAACGCGATGCAATTGTCTCTTCCGGTGTCAGACTGCTGGTACGGGAGTAATGCGGCCCCTTGCGAATATCTTCAGGATAGAGTATTTTATCCGCAGAGCCGCGATAAGAATGTTCCCCTTTGGGCAATTGGAGTCCTCTGTGCAGAAGGTTATCGCGGCTTAATTTTTCTCTCCGGTACAACGTTAACCCGGTCATTTCCATACTCTTCAGTTTTTTTCCATTTTCTGTACCGTAAACAGAAGCTACCTTGTTGATTTCCAGACGCGACCGGACAGCCTTCATGTGTACCGCTGACACCACCGGATCACCATTTTTATCCACGGCATCAAGCAGCATCACAACCGCATTTCTTTCTGTCGCTGAGTGGTAAATTGCATCCGGATCGTGCATCAGTTCCGGTAGTCTCTCGATAACATCCATCGGCACCACATGTTTCACACCATTGGTGGCCTTACGCACAGTGTCGCGGGAGATAACCAGCGGCAAATCTGGTGCGCCAAGGTGACGCAATACCGGCGGCGTACGCCCGATGTTTACCGTTAAATCCGTTGAGCGCAGAGACTTCATCATTCTGGCAAGGTCATCACGATAACGCTCGCCCTCACCTTCCGGCACTTTGAACGGATCAGGCTTACCGCTACGGGAGTACTGAGACGATGCGCCAGCGCCATCCTCACGCGGCGTGTAACCTTCCCGCACACGCTGGCCTAACGTGCGAATAGTTTCGCGAACAAGTCTGATATCGTTCAGCTCTGTCGGCTTCAGTAACCCCGTGCGACGCAGTACCCCTTTGACCAGGGCAACAACACGCTCCCACGCCGCCACAAATTTATTCGGCTGTTTCTCCGCCATATGTGCCAGAAATTCACCCGCCTGCACTTCCGGTGATTCCTTACCATAAGACGCATCAACCTTACGCCAGGCTTCACGGATGGTGGCGTTATCACTGTCACGGGTTTTCAGCACGGTCTTAATAATCGTCTGATATTCCGCTGGCGTGACTACATGCTCCATTGCATGGTGGATAATCTCGTGACGCAGCTTCTCGCGAACGGTCCGCCCGTCAGGAATGTTATCCGCCACCAGGACAATTTCACGTTTATCCGGACGATAGAACGCATGCACCCTGCCGTAACCGTCGAACGATTCACCCGCCAGCGCTTCAGCCTCTTTCTGTGACTTCACCACGCGGACCTTCAGGTCACTGTCCTTAATGCCACTCATCACGCCACGGGCAACCGCTTCAACCTGCGGGACCGGGCTGCCTTTGGCTTCCGCACTGCGGTTAACATCCGAAATGAGATTGCCTTCAGGTGTGCGGGTCACGCCCTTACGGGAATAAAACGCAACGCCCTTGTCCGTCTCACGGGTTTTCAGCGTACTGAACAGGTGATCGAATGCATCACGAATACCGCCATCCAGTTCCGCATTCGTCGGATAAGCCCAGGTGTTATCTGTGTTGTGCTCAGGTGCCTTACGGATATTGACCAGATAATCATTCTCCACGCCAGCCGTACGCGCTTTATCCTGAACATAACGCTCAAAGGCACGCGCCGCCATTTCAACATCCGTTGACCAGTACGGTTTTGAGCGCACCTCATCGAGAAGCGCTGAACGACGCGGCATGTCACTGCTGTTGATCGCTTTCATCACGCCTTTAAACGCGTCGTAAACCTCCTGACGTACCGGATATTCCGCATCAACATATCTGCCGTCTTTAAATACGCGCCCGGCACGCTGTGCTTCCGTCATATAGTCGCCACCTGACGTGATCTTCCCGTCAGTGGAAACATCATAACGACCAAAATAATTATCCAGTGAATGGAACCATTCGTGGGCCAGCGCCCCCGGTCCGTTACCTTTTGTCAGGTTGATTGCCACCTCACCCGGCTCATAGTGTGCCGCCGCCTTACCCTTACCACGGGCACCAAAAGCAAGCCCAAGACGACCGTTCAGAGAAAGCGCTTTTGTCGGCACGTTCAGCACATCAGCCAGGTCATGCAGCGAGTCATAAGCCCGGTTCAAATCAGCCTGACGACGCGGACCTTCCACATAATTACCAAACTGCACACCACGAAAACCAAACGCATCACTGAACTGCTCCGGCGAAACATCCCCCTTGCGGCGTTCTGGTCCGGTACGATCGCGGTTGGTGGCGTTACGCTGCTCCTCACGCGAAATCTCCCGCATCTCCTTCACATGACGAACAAGCTCATCACGATGTGAATCAATGTACTTACGCGCATCACTGGCTGACTTAAAGCCACCTCTCACCCGCATTTTGTTTTTGCCATAAGCGATAAAAATATCGCCACTGCGGGTATTCCGGTAAACGTCAAAGCGGATTTTGTCATCCGGTGACGGTGCCGTTTTTTCATCTCCTTTCGCCTGTGACTTTTCCTCCAGCTCTGCAAACCAGACTTTCGCCTTTGTCAGTAATTCATCCCTGCTTTCCGAGAAAAAGAGGTTAGTCCCCTTATTGTCCTTATTGCGCAGTGAATAAAGTTTCTGTGGCGGATCGTAACGCTTCCCTCCTGCCGCCTGATACACACCCGATACCACCCGATAAGCAGAAGCCTTGTCCATCTGTGAGGGTGGCAGAGTGCGTAACAGTTGCCAGGTATCCGCGTAACGGGAGGGCATTCTGCCTTCCATCCATTCTGCGAGGCGTTTCGCGCTGACCGTTCCGTTCAGCATTTCCGATACACTGTGTCGTACTTTTTTTACGCTCTCCCCCCAGCCAGCCGTATTGTGTTTCGTCTTCGCCGGAATATCGCTACGATACAGCGCTATCATTGCCAGGGTGTCAGCATCAGCCCCTTCGCTCGCCAGTTTTGCGTAGTCCGGTTTCGGGAACAGTTTGCTCAGCGGCTGCGTGGCATAATCCCTGTCTTCCAGCGTTTTACCCAGTGTTTCAGCAAGCTGTGCATAACGGTGTTTTGCCGCGCCCTTAATTTCTTCACCAAAGTCTTCAATTTTCGCACCACGCGCCTGCTGGTGAGTGCTCGGTTTATCTACCGGCATCGGCACCTCAGTATCCGGAACATCGGTTATGGTCTGGCGATTATCCCCGGTCTGTCTGCGTGCTTCTGCCTGCTGTGCCAGTTCCGGAAGGGAGTCACGAACCATACGAGGGAGTGATTCAGGCTGTGGCATATCAACCCCACGCTGACTTTCAGGTGCAGGAAGTCCTTCACGCACTGGTGCTGTGGCGTTCTGCTCATCCGGTGACGGCAGACCACGACGAACCGGTTCGCCCTCCAGTATTTCCCCCCGGCGACCAGCGGCATTTTCCGGTGCCTGCGCACGTCCTTTCTGGAAACTCTGGCCCTTCACCTCACCGGTTGTGGTAAAACGACCACCACGTCCGGCCTGATTTTCATCCGGCGTACGCGCCACTTCTCCCGGTAACGGATATCCCTGTCCGGGATGAATATCGCCGGGAGCGGGAAGGCGTGGACGCTCAGTTAACTCCTGAGCTGTCGGACCGGCATCACCTTCAGCCATCTGTGAACGCACCAGCTCTTCCGCCGTCGGCACGTTGCCACGGGCAAGGCGGGCCTGCACTTCTGTATCATCTCCCGTAAAACCCCGGAATCGCGGGTCACGCATGAACGCTGGCTGCTCCATCGGATCAGCATCAGCAATACGCTCTCCGTCAGCCAGGGTGTTAATGGTTTCCGTTGCCACATCTTCAGAGAACGCAGGATTATCCATTTCAACGGCATACTGATTCTCACCTTTCTTCACTACGGACGGTTTCAGGCCGGTGGCGCTGGCATTGCGAAAAACATCGCTACCCATGGCGCTTTTCTCATCCGTGAAATAACGGTTGTCCGGACGCACCTTTTCAATGCGTTCTGCTGGTCTGGACGCACCACTCCCGTTAATTTCAATACGAACTTCATCCGGATCGCGGAACCGCACCGTCGGGTAAATACTCCCGTCGCCATCATCCGCATTTTCCGGCTGTGGCTGTGCCTCCGGTCTGGCCTCCTGCTGAGGGCGAAGCACATCACGGATAGCCTGTAACTGCTGCTCTTCAGTATCAGTACGCCCTTCCTTCAGGCTGAGTTTTCGGTATTCCTCAAGCAGTTCAGGGCGCGGCTTCGCCTTCAGCTCATCCATTACCGCCTGTCGCTTCGCCTGTTCATCCAGTTCATTCAACAGCTGGCTGGCGGCTTCCCGGCGATGAACGGCAGACGTGTCTCCCTCATGTGCCATATCCGCATCAGCATACTGTTCCAGAAGCTGCTCGCGATTCATCCCCTGCATGGATTCACGATGCTGTGCCACCGGATCAACCGGTTCGGGTTGCGGGGCTGCGTCGTCCTGCTGCACGGTTTCAGCATCACGCATGGCTGCTTCTTCTGCGGCCTGACGTCTGCCACGATATCCGGCAACCGCACCGAATGGAGCCCCCATCGCAGCACCAAAGGCTGCACCTTCGATCGTTGCGTCAGCCACGCCCTCCCACGGTGACACATCCATTCCGGCGGTCTCACGCAATGCCGTGTTTTCCTGATAGCGCGAATAGGCGTTCTGTGCCCCGTTAATTACGCCCTGTTCCGTGGCATTTCTGACAATGCCGCTTTTAACGGTCTTCGCTGTGCCTCGTGTCACCAGATTAAACAGTTGTGCGTCACCCAGTTTTGCCGCCATGGCATTCACAGCCAGCAATTCAGGATCGGTTGCCAGCTGCGCGCGCACCTCATCGGCAACACGCTCTTTTGCCAGGTCCATTTTCTGGCGATCAGTAAGCTGTGCGTGCTGTGGATCTGCATCAATTGACAAAAACGTCTGCTGAAATTTCGGTGACTGCGCCAGCTCAGCGTAATCCGCATTAAGAACAGCATCTGCTGCCGACATTGCACTCTGCCCCTGTGCACTGGCTGTGGAATGGGTGATCAGGCCCGCATGGAAGAAATCCGTCATTTTTTTATCGACAGCTTCTGCTGCCAGTGCCGTGGCTCTTTCCGGCTGCACTCCTGCCGCGATGTATTTTTTCTCCAGCCCGGCGGTCAGCGTTCTTTTCAGTGCGACCTGTCCCACCTTTCTAACCACACCGCCAGCAACCAGATCAGGTACAAGCGCACCAATCAGGTTTACACCCTTCGTCAGCAAGACCGCAGAATCATCATAGCCTTCACTCATTGGCGTGTTCAGCGCACGAACAGCACCCGGCGACATCTGATCTGTCAGCCATTCATCCGAGGCTTTGGCACCATCACTGACTGCCTTACCGGTTGCTTTCAGACCTTCACCGACAGTATCAGTGACCGCGTTTTTACCTGTTCCATCGGGAATGTTTTTAATCGCATCTCCAACAGAAGGTGGCGCGCCCAGTTCCTTTTGCGTGGAGGAAGGCGGCATGTAAACATCCGTCATGAAAGACGACAACCCGGCAAGCGTTTTTACAGGATTATTTACAAATCCATCACCGAGTCCACGGACCATCTCCCCTGTTCCCCGGACGGACTGGGCGAAACCTTTACCCATTGTTGGCAATACATCACCGAGGCTGAACGATGTGCTGTGATCAATGGCATTCTGCGGGTTGCTGAAAAAATCCTGCCAGTAATTTTCTCCCGGCTGCTTAATGTTCAGGCTGCTGCGGTTCTGGTTACCCAATTGCGCTTCAGGGCGCTGCTCATCTGAAAAAGCCATACAGACTCCAGTAAAAAAAAGCCCGACACGATGGTCGGGCGTAAGTGAACGATATTAACGGGGAGCGCGTTACTGCCGCGTAACTTTACTTCATCCAGCCTCTGATCTCTTCGGCTGATGCAGCAGCGCTATAATTCTTCGCTTTTTCCTGTTCGGCTTTTTTATCCCGGAGGTGATTCTGGTACCAAATTTCCAGTTCCTTTTCACGCCCCGGTTCCAGCAAGGCTGGCATATTGGCGGCAGTCGCTTTGACAAACTCCAGTTTGACCGGATCGCCCTCCGCCCAGGTCTGCCCCTTCTGTAAAAGCTGTTCAAATTTCTGTTGCTGAATTTTCTGCTGATATTCCGGTAAACCATGCGCAGCTAAAAATTCATCCCTCGCAGCCTGAGCATTACCGCCGTTCTTGATCGCTTCCGCTGCTACCTGGCTGGCTTCTTTCTGAATATCTTTCAGAGAAAGCCCCTCCTGCTTCGGCGTGAAATAACCGAAATTTTTCGAAATTTCCGCGAATTTACTGCGATCCCTGACAAGCTCAACAGCCTTATCAACAGGCACCGCCAGCACGGTTTGATCATCAGGGTGCGCACTGCCGTATTCTGTTACAGGTTTATGCGCGGTGGAGCCATCGCTGTATGTGAGATCAAGGCCAATAAGTACGTACCCTTCCTGCTGCGCCGGTACGATACTGCCAATCCTGGCCTCTTTTATCGTTTTTTCCCCGGTTGAATCAGGCATGCCAATACGCTGTTGTAGTTCCGGGGCAAACACGCCGGAAAGCACATCGAGATTTTCCGGGGTATTCAGCGAAGCAATCGCCCTGTCCGGCTTATCATCAAAGATTTTCTGCAGGTTGTTCACGGCCTGACCCGCTTTCGCAGCATAGCCTACCGTTGACATCATCTTAAGCGGATTGGCGTCCGATAATTTACCGAACAGATGAGAAGCCGCATCATGGTCACCCGCATCAATCGCTTTTCCCAGCGCCGCCATCACAGGCTGATCGCGCGCCAGCATATCGTTATACTCAAGCCGTCGCTGGTTGTATTTCTGCAACTGGAGTCGTTGCTGTTCCATCCCCAGCGACGCATTCCGGTAATTCTGGTTGGCGTTAAACTCCCTTTCCTGCAGTGTGTAATTGCGGTCATCAACTTTGGCTCTGTAATCAAAGTTCCGCTGATCAACGTCTTTATTATGTTCAAACTGAGACTGCGCAAATTCAAAATCGCGCTCGTTATTTTTCTGTTGCTGAGCAAGCTGTGCTTCTCGCAAACCAAGCTCCTTACGACGGGTCATTGCCTGGTCAACAGTGCTGAATCCGGCAAGTAACCCCTGTGCAAATCCGCTCATTCACCACTCCTTAAAACAACGAACCAGCAAGACCACCGATGACTGCACCAATAGCGGCACCGGGAAGGCCACCAACGGCAGCCCCCACAGCAGCACCGCTACCAATTCCCGTTCCAATATTCTGCTTGTGCTGTGCTTTCTGTTGCGCCGCCATCATCTTGTTTGACGCCTCAATTTCTTCACGTCGTCTGTCTGCATCACTTATTCCCTGTAATGCCTCACGCCGTGACTGATTCGCAATATCCAGTAAACCGTATCCCATATTTCCTCCTTACGCTGACACCAGTTGTCCGCCAACACTCAGTTGCTGTCTTGCAGGTGCAGAAGCCCCCGTCAGTATGTTCATCTGACGATCCTGCTCTGCTTCACGGATACCATTTTTCGCGCCAGCAATTGCCAGGGCATTACGTAACCCCAGCGTATTACTGTTGGGATTATCAGGTCGGTTAACGCCATATCGTGCCATCTGGTTATCCTGCGCCATCTGCGCTGTACGGAGACTGGAAGTGGCAAGGCCGCCCACCCGGGCAAGCTGCGCATTCATCAGGCTGTTGTTCTCGCCAAGGTCAGCCAGCCTTGCCACGCGGGGCAAATATCTGGTTCGCCAGTCGTCGTATTGTTGGCGTGTCAGCGCTGCTGACGTCTGCCAGTCACCCTGTGGGCGGGCTGCGCCTGAATAACCAGCCCTTGCGAGAGTTTCGTATTTACCGTACTCCATAATCACAGTCTCCAGTTCTGAGCCTGATGCTGAATGGCATTAGCGCCGGTGCCAGGTGTTTTAGCACCGCCACTTCCTCCGCTACCGCCAGCCTTATGCATCGCATATGCACCAACCGCACCCAGACCAGCGCCAACAAGAGAGGCTCGCCCCTGCTGTTTCGTAAACGCAGCCTGTGCGTCCGATTTAGCTTTTGCCAGACTGCTGTCTGCCAGCGAGTTAAAACTCTGTAACGCATCTGCCTTCTGACCGGAACCGAGAGCCGCAACATCCTGTAGCCCGGCAATATATTTATCTGCCTGCGATACCTGCCCCCGTGTGGTCGTGTCAATCTGCCCGATCACCTGGTCGCTTTGATTTGCATCCATTACTGCATTAAAACGACCACTGGATGGGTCAACGCCGGACTGAGCAAGATTACCCGCCAGCTCCCTTCGCGCTTCACCAAACTGTTTCTGATACCCAAGATTTGTTGTGCCTGCGATATTTTCGTACTGCTGCTCACTGTTAAGGTCATCGACCTTTTTCATGAAGTTATCTTCTGCCGGACGGAGAATATTTTTGTAATCCTGCCACCCTTTCCAGGCCACCTCTTCCTGTGCTATTTGCGCTGCTGTTGGTTTTACTTTGGTATCACCACCACCTTTACTTCCGCCCATAATGGCTCCTCAGATAACAAAAAACCCTGCCGGAGCAGGGTCAGAATGTGAATTGCAATGTGGGTTTACGCTCGATGATGAATACAGTGGCAGTCAGACTGCTATCCTGAACACCATGAAGCCATCCTCATCATCCGGCATTCGCTCAAAGCCCAGACGTTTTCCCAGCCGGATAAATCCTCGTCTTGCCGTATGAAATTCGGCCCAGCGTCCGCCAGCCAGGCGGGTTAATGTCTTCACCTCCGGCAGATAACGCTCAACACTCTTACTCCCCGTACACACGCCCAGTAACACCAGAACATAAGGGATACCATCGTCACTGAGCACAGAACGCAGCACCAGAAAACCATCCGGCGCTTCAAAGCAAAACGCCTGCTTTTTAAGGCAGGCGTCTTTAACTTCATTCATAAATTCAGGGTTGCGGGAATTTCTCACAACACGCTGCATATACCGGAGAATTTTGTCGTCCATTCTCTCACCTGAAACGGGTGCCATATCGGCTGAACCTCAGCAACCAGTTGACGGGGACTTTCGTCCCCGTCGCGGTTTTCCTACTGCTTACACTGTAAGAACGCCGCAAACTCCGCTCCCCACAAATTCAGCCGGAACTCACACAACGAGCCGTGTAACATCCAGATGGTGAAGATTACCGTCATACAAATTGTGACGGTGATGAGCGATTTTTGCGACATAACGCTTGTCTCCTGAGTGGAGAGGCGCTAACCTACTACTTGTGAAGGTTGTACGGTCAGGGCCTCGGGTTAACATTAAAGTTGACTCGGGGCCTTTCCACATCAGGCCTTCAGGTTCACCTTCCAGCCATCAGCCGAAAGGCACCCGCGCATAATCTACGATTTTTGCCCTGCACGGGCAACAAAAAACCCGCCATCACAGCGGGTTATGACATGTTGTCGGATACAGATCAGAATTTCAGGCCAATACCTACAACAACCCCGCTCGTGCGCCAGTCACCAGATCCGGAGCTTTCATACGCGACATCCATAGCAACACTTTCATTCAGGTTAAATTGTGCACCAGCAGCCCATGCAAGTGCTGTTTTTTTCGTACTGTTGCTTTCAGAAAATCCACCGGTACTGTTAATGTTGTCCTTAATTTTCAGGTCAGCGGTAACTTTAGCTACGCCCATACCAGCCATTGCATACACACTGAGGTATTCGTTAAACCGCCACGAAGGACCCGCTAACAGGCTCCAGTAATTCGCTCTGATATCTGTTCTTCCTGAAGCTGCCGGATTTTTAACCTCTCTGGATTCATCTCCTGGGTTAATATCAATAAATGCCTGCGCATTAGTCATAGAACGCGCCCATGTAAAAGATGTTATAACACCAATCTCATCCGTTATCTCATAACGATACCTGATGCTCATCCCCTGAGGAGATTTGCCTTTGCCATCATGCCCCCGGACAGAAGCATCTGCATATTCGCCTGAATTGAAGTAGTGTCTGTTTGTAAAACGGTTAAAAGTATCAAGATTATAAAGACTTAAATCCTTAACAAAATTGTTCAGTCCAGAGAGCTGAAGATGAGCGTATCCGAAAGAAACTGTACTGTCACCTTGTGCTGCACAGGCAGGGGCTGCTACAAAACTCATCACAAAAGTTGTGCACGCAAAAATAATTCTGGTATGTTTCATTTTTAGACTTTTCCTATAATAAAATAACCCCGTATTATCTAAGATGAATTTAGTTTTATTACTTAATATTCATACTGACAGGCATATCAGTCATACATTGATGAATTAATGACCAACACTTTATCTATATACGGCTTCCGAATATCCCATGTTGCACGACCGGAATAATGCTCACAGGAATATATTTTATTTCCTGTAGCCCCCGTTGATGTGGTGTAAATCGGTCGGTCATAAGGTGTACGCTGCCAGTTATAATACCCAACCAGTGCAGGCATAATTGCGCATGGATATCCAAGATCCTTCTCAAACTTGATATCAACTGGTATTAACTTCGCGTCAAGCAGCATCATTTCGCCATGGTAAATCATCTCACCCGACGGGTTATACATGGCAATACCATACTCAGAAGGTTGAGTAACCATATTCGCAAAAGCATAAACAGTCGTAACACCAGGATTCGTTCCCCTGACAATTTGATGAAGCCTTAAGGCATGATATCCATCAATCTGTTCATGTGTGTACATGACATCGGCCTTTTTCTCTGTTCTGATAAAGAAAAAACAACTTTTTCCTGACGGGATTGATGTTTTAAAAAAAGCCTTCTCAGTCGCCGGAATAGTTCCCTTATTGATCAGACACTGAGGCGTAAACCCCGGGCTTATCCACAAGCTGCCATCTGGTTTCGTAATGCTTAAACCATACATACAACTCACCCCCAGAATGTATAAATATATGATCCCATCCCCTGCTCAAGATTCGACCACGTCACCGTATTGCCATTAATGGTTATCTTCGGTACTTTCCGGTCCTTAAATACATTATTCCACGGAAATAATGAACAGACTGCCTGCAATGTTTTCCCTTCTGGTTTATTCGTATACGTTTTTGATCCCGACTCCGCCGTAAACCTGTCCAGGAAAAATATGGGAGTAAGCACGCCCGTAACATTAACATTGTTTCTGTTGTATATTGCAAAACCATATTCTGCCAATGTCAGCCTCCGGCTCAGCTTAACCTGCCTATGCGAACAGCCAGGCGTCCGTTCTGGTCATAAACTTCAATTTTATCATTGCGGATCACCAGCCCCACATTCTGATTAGAGTAACGAATTGTCAGTTGCCCCTGCGACGTAACACTAAAAAGGCCACCAATATTCAGGTTACCCTGAGAATCAACCTGAAAGTTTCCGTTCTGAATAACGGCACTCCGGATAACTGGCGAAGTGATACTTACCCCGGCTTTTACTTCATCTGCCACAACCTTCCGCGACACCAGTGTTTCAATCACCGCGTCATAAATCATCGCTTTGGGAATAACAACTTTTCCACCTGACACCACAAAGGGATAGGCTGTGTTATCCGGGTTGTTCGGGTCAAAGACAAACAACTGCGATGCCGAAATTGCAACCTGGCTTACCGGCTTCCCTTCACCATCTTTTCCTGCAACAATTCCGATCCCCGCAGTAATTCCCTCAACACCGGTCTTTTTTGACCACATGGCCAGGAAAGCTTCACCGCCTTCTTTATCCACCTTAGTGATGCGCTCATTTACCTTATTAAGCTCTTCACTGGTTGACTTATTCATCCCCGTAACACGGGTATCAATACCACCGATAGTTTTCAGTGTTTCTTCCCTGAGATTACCCACAACTTCCGTCGTCTCGATTGCCGCGTCCTTTACTGCCTGCCCCTGAGCATTCTTTATTTCCTTACGCAGCTCTTCCACCACCGGTGACTTTGCAGCCTCCTCCTTGATCTGGTCAATAATGGCCTGAACGCTTATCTGGGTTTGTGCGGGAGTGCCTTTTACCGCGTTCCATGGCCCTTTCACTCCCGCTGCATTAACAAAGCGTATCCAGTAGAATCCCGACCAGCCCGGATCAACCGGATCACCGTAAACCTGCCCCGGCGTCGTGGCAACCAGCACCGCATCCGAAAGGTCATCCTCCGTACCCCGCCAGATTTCAGTCAGTGAATGACCGCGATAATTCGGCATATCCCATTCAAGCAGTACCGAGCCAAATCCCCCTGTCGCCTTAAAATTCTGAGGTTTCGATGGGAAATCAACGACCATTACAGAGCTGTCCATCTCAATCCCCGGATTAAGGGCATATGCGGCACCACCTGAAGTCCGGCGACGGGCCAGCTTCAGACCGACCAGTTCTTCACGGGTTACAAAAGCATGACGACCATCGCCACGTTGTCCTGTCCCTATCTCCATATTTTCCACAACCGCAGATAAATCCTTTCCTGCGCGCCACGGTTTTTTTGTCATACCGGCAGCTCCGACATCGATGTACTGAGTGTAATACGTTCAACCTGACCAAAACCGGAAACCAGTATCTGCCAGTTTTGCCCGGTTGCAGCAGGTAATCTCACAACGCTTCCCGAAAAGCTTCCAGGTGCAAGGTGAATCACCGGAACATCATCTGCCAGCACAGTAATTCCCACCCGCTCTGGCGTCGGAGACTTCACCCTGAGACAGGAGAAAGAGGTTCTTTCCGGAAGGGAAAATACCTTTGAATGCCATCTGATTGTCGACGGCAAACTCCCTCCGGCGATCGCAGACATGTTTTGTCCTGATACCACCCGCATAACATCGTTAACCAGGTCAACACATGCGCAGTCAAAAGGTGTACTGAGGTACCGGATATCCATACCTGCCGGATTGAAGACAAACACATCCTGCTTACCATCCGGTTTCGTGTAACAGGCAATGTATTCACCACGCCAGGGATAAGCCACAATGGAGGCCGGATTAAACTGACTCTGCCACTGTTCCGGTGAAATAATCTGTTCCGTCGCCAGAGCGGCATTACCGTTTGCATCAACAGACACCAGGCCATTTGTTCCTGCATACAGCACAAAGCCCTCCATCGCCACCATACTTCTTCGGCTCAGGCATGCCTGCATGGAAGGAATTCTGGAGCCAGAAATTGTGGAAGGCGATACACCACTGAACAGATAAGGCTCCCCCTTTGTCGCCACCACCAGTGACGTTCCCAGCGGACAGATAGCCACAATATCTTCTGCCGTCGTGTGACGATTCACTTCCGGCCATGCGTACGGCAGATACGCTTCTGAAAACATCACTTCATTACCGGCAAATCCGGCGGCAATACCATTCGCCATCAGGCAAAGGCCTGTCATATTCTCCGGCGGCGGCAGGTAATCCCATGTCGCCAGCGAAGGTCCAAGGTTTTTCGCCGGTATTTTGTCCGTGTAACTGAGCACGGATGCATCCAGTTCAGCCACAAGTAAAAAATCCGCCTCCCCTCCACCTGATGCAGAACGATAAATACGACGACGTTTAATACTGGCATTCTGCAATGGCACCGGAGCCAGCGTCAGTTGTACCGCAGTTCCCGGAGTACGGAGTGTTACCTCCAGAGACGCCGGACCTGGCGGACCTTCTTCACCATAATCTGAGACAAAGGTTTCCGTATAAAACCGGGTTTCATCATCATTCGGGTTATCGTCAGAAACATCACCGCCCTGCTGGACAGTACAGACAGGAGCTGTCGTCGGCGCGGGGATCCCAAGACGATACGATGATGTCGGGTGATTCCCGTCCCCTTTTGTGGCAATGGTCGCATCCGTCACTTTAGGAAAACGCCCGTCAGTGTAGTAAATACGCCCGTGGGGGTCCTGAGCGATCGGACTGCGGATCACATCCACCACATCCGGCCATGCAAACCAGAAATCGTCACGGTAATGAAAAATTGTTTTTGGCTTAATTGTGAATGTTTTCTCAACCCCGGATATCTGACGTTCTGGTGTAATAACACCAAACCGGAAATGGCAGTCCTCCGCCAGTACAGCGGAATGCTCGGGCAGCATGGATGTCACAACGCGCGGCATCATCCCACGCATCGTGGTGATATCGATATAGGGCATAGAAATTCCTTTGACTGCTTCAGGCTTAAAAATCAGGGGATTTATGATGGAATTCGCTAAAATCGCGATCGGTATCACTGCAACAGAGTGTTGCTATGATATTCTGGACAAGACGTAACAACTCACTAATTGTTATCAAACGTCTTTCTTCTGGTCGGGGAGCATGTTGCTCCCCTTTTTTTACTGCATTACCACCGCAGCTGTAGCAACAAGAGCCAGCACACCACCAAGCCACACAAACAGCATGAAGCACATTGCGCCTGTGGTGTAACGTTTTCTTCCGATTGTCCGGCATCTCTCTTTATTCATCATCTGCACCTTCTGAACTATCAGAAGATTCTGCGCATCCGGCAGGACCGCCATCAGGCACCAACAAGCCGTCTGACGCTCACACCATACAGCCCGTTTTTCGCCATTCCCGTATACAGAAAGGTATTCACCGTCTTCGTGTGGATACCCATTTCACTGGCAAGGCGACAGGGTCTCGACTGGCGGTAGACATAACCGAACATCACCACCATCTCTGACATCGTCAGCGGGCGGGCAGCACTGTTATACGTCCAGACGCCGTTGTGTATGGCATCACTTATCTGCTCACCATCACGGAGCAACTCCGCATCCAGTTGCAGAAAATGACGCCCCTGGAACATACACCGCATCAGCCTGCCCAGCAGGCCATCACTGATTATCAGCCAGGATTCGTCAAAGTCCGGGATATAACGGCGGTTCTCCGGCAGGAAAAACTCCCTCGCCAGTATCACACTGTGTTCCTTCAGTAACGCCTGCAGACCATACTCCAGATAGCGATTCCTGGTAGCCAGAATCACCTTCATCGCAGCACCTTCCTGTTTTTTATGCCCCATGAAAAACGGCAGACCAGAGTCCTGCGCCTGCCGTCATGCTTCATGTCACTGTCAGCAATTAAAACTCGAAGTTCACACCTACGTTGTAGGAAACATCACCGTCGCTGGCCGCAATACCTGCTTTGGCTGCGGTCTGCTCGTTGAAGCGGTAACCCACACCAACAGCCACAGCCTGTTTGTCACTGTAACCACCCAGGGCTGCCGTGGCGTTGAATTTACCCACACTGTACGGCTGGAACAGACCGGACAGCGCCGCACTCTGTGCTGCCGCACGTTTCATTTCTTCGTGGTTTTCACGAATCTGGCGCTGCTGGCTGTTCAGGCGTGCGTTATGCTCCTGCAGCTGGCGGGAGTGATTCTGGATAGCCTGGGTGTTACTGCGGGTTCTGTTGTCGAGGCTGACAACAGCATCATTCACACGAACGTTGCCAGGCGCGGTCTGATCAAGTGTATAGCTGCCATCCTCTTCCTGATAAATGGTTGTATCTGCCTGAATGGCTGCAACTACATTTTTTACAGACTCTCGCTCCACTGAGCCTGTTTCATCAAGGGTAATGTTACCGTTAGCATCGATAGCAAAAGTTGTGTCTTTATTCAACCTATCTATATTGGTAACGATGCGGTTGTATTCCTGCAGAGCACCTGAGCCGTGTTTAGCAGCAGCAAGCGCGGCATCAGAGTTTCCCCCTGAACGAACCGCAGACACATACGCTGGCGCTGTTTCGATAGAAATAGCATTTGAAACACCTGTTTTTAAGGATACAACAGCATCAATATCCGCCTTGGTTAATGTTCCTGACTTCAACTTATCAAGCTTTAAACTAGGAGAATCAACCGGGAACAAAATTCGTTGCATCGCAATTTGTGTACCAGCTTGTTGTTGTTCTCTTGGCAATGTGTTAATGATTTTTTGAACTTTTTCAGCATCCTGAACGTTCCAAGTCATGACACTACCTACAGTTGTATTTATAGCACCTAATACAACCTCTTTCGTTTTTTTATTAATAATAGATGCCATTTCATTGTTAGAATCATTTATTCTAATTAAATAATCGCTGTCTTTAACTGGGATATCTAAAGCCATGGCCCCAGAACTCACCAGCATCAGTCCGGCAACAGCAGAAGAAAGAATAGTCTTTGTAAATTTCTTGCTCATGTGGTATACCCTAATAAAATTATCTGTATACAAATAAAACAGTTCAACATCGGATATATAAAGAAAATCTGATGTCTCGCCGCTCTCATGAGCTTACTCCTGAAGAAATTCCGAATTTTAATATGAAGTTTTTCGGAATTTCCTTACTATAACGTCGGTGATATCACGTCCGCGAAGGGATATCCGCATTACGACTGGCCTGCCACTTATTCTGTCTCTTTATTCATCAACAATTTGTATACGGTTACATCTTTAATTGTGAAGTTAGTCACAAAAAGAAGAAAGTCAAATAATCAAATTGTGCTTAACTGTTTACATCAGCACAATCTGATGACCATTGAAGGACGCACTAAATTATTTTCAGCAATCCCTCAGCCTACGAAAATTCTGTATTTGATGGTTGTTTTATTTGCTCTCTTTTTATGCAGCCATTCTGTTGCTTATCAAAAAGCACCACTATCTATCTCATGTATAATTTCTGGGTCTGTCGTCTCCCCGTTTTTCACTTACAGATGCCGGGCAACATTCAGTTGCCGGAATAAGCAGTTACCATTCAATACGAAAATCCTGTATTGCATCCGCGCCCTCATCTCAATATCTTTGTCGCTGGATAAAAATAACTATCAACCACAAGTATCATGCTCTCGGTGAGCACGCACTCCCCGTTTTTTTATCTTTGACAGGGGTGAAGGAGGCTATTTTGCCTCCTTAAATTTTTATTACCGAATAATTTGCCTCAACCAGGGTATTATTTAGCTGTAGATTTGTAGCAAGGGGCTATAGCTTGCCCCTCTCTTTTTTATCAGCCGTCTGTGATACCGACTTTATACGCCAGTATAGCTTCCGCATCACTCAGCGCTTCAATCTCTTTTTTCATCGTGCGCTGTCTGACATGAATTTCCAGACCTTTGGTAAACATCGCCTGCTCTGCAGCAGCACTCAGAGCAATCAGTGTTTCAGCGTCCATCGGTACGTCATTATTGTCCGCATCCGTCCAGAAAAACTCCTCCGGCAGTTTCCCCGCTTTCGCTGCCGCCACCGACGGCTCAAGACGCGTCTGCGTTGACTTCCCGTAGTCCCATTTACGCCCATTGTGCTCAAAGGTGTAGTTCGCCGCTTCCATCGCATTACGCCAGGCATTAATTTCCACCTTCTTCCGTTCACGTGACTGTGTTAAAGCTTCCGGCGGTTCTTCATACGGCTTAATCTCTCCATACCTGCCGGAAATTAAATCAGTAAAAAGTTGTCGTCCGTGATTTTCCGGATCATTTTCTGACGCAGTAAAAGGAAACCATTGCTCACCAATTTTTATCTCACAGGAAATATTACCCAATCGAGTATATACCGCCCCCCTGACGTCTGTTACAACAATCGCCATTCTTCCCCCTGTATTACACAATGCGTTGAAATAACGTTAAGTTTGTTGTCATGGTCTGCTCATCGTATCCGGGAGCACCCAGACTGAAAGCAGACACAAAAGCCCGCCATGTCCCCGGGATACTGTTTCCGGCATTATGAACAATCGAGAACGTGGGCGAATACGTGACGCCAACGCGGTAAAGAATCGCCACTTCAGTAATTTTTTCGCCACTGATATTCTCTTTAATTGCACTTTCACTTTCGAGAGTCGATATCGAACCAAATAAGAAAGAGCCAACCGCATATTTTTCTGTGGATACATTACCATTCCTGCCTGCTGCCCCCTGCGGCCCTGCCGGACCACGAGGACCTGCCGGGCCGGTTTTCCCCTGCGGCCCCGCGGGACCTGTTGCTCCGGGTTCGCCTTTGTCCCCTTTTGGCCCCGGGGCACCTTTGGCTCCGGCTGCACCAGCCGGTCCCCGTGGGCCTGCGGGCCCCACTGCACCAGGTGCGCCAGGTTCCCCCCTGTCCCCCTTCGGTCCGGGGACTGCTGCCCGGGTTGCTGCCTCTTCTGCCTTCGTTTTTGCTGCCTGCACTTCTGCCATTACCGCTTTCACAGCCTTTGGGGTTGCCGCTTTTGTTTCATCATCGCTGTTGGTATCGCTGCTCAGCTGTACAACACCTTTCTGTGATGTGCTGGCATCCGGAACACTGGCGACACTGCCTGCGGGACCCGCAGGACCTGCGGGGCCGGTTTCTCCCCGAGGGCCTGCGGGACCCTGTGGTCCGGGTGGTCCGGCCTCTCCACGTGGGCCGGTGTCACCTTTCGGCCCCGGCGGTCCGCCCGGGTCACCTTTATCGCCCTTCGGTCCCTGTGGACCTGTTTCTCCCCGTTCTCCCTTTGGCCCCGGCTCACCTTTTGGTCCGACCGCCCCCGTTGCCCCGGCTGGTCCCTGTGCCCCTGTGGCACCCTGTGGACCTGTGTCCCCCTTCTCGCCCGCCGGTCCCCGGGCATTCTCTGCCCGTTTCTTCGCTTCCTCTGCACTCGCCGCCGACGCTTCAGCACGCTTCAGGATTTCCGCTGCCACCACTTCCAGCTCTGCAAGCGCTTTCGGGTAATACTGCGCCTCATCCTGTTCCATCAGAAATTTATTCAGCGTTCCCGGCTCAGAATCCGCCTTCACCAGAATGTCACCCACATACGACGGGGCGTACCCTTCCGTGTTCAGCGTCACCCGGTACCACCCCGGCTCCACATCAAAACTGTAACTGCCGGTTTCCCCCGGCTGCCCCTGCGCCACCGTGGTGACAATCACTGTCTCCGTGGTGCGCAGGGCTTTCAGTTCAATGGTGCATCCCGGTACCGGCTTCCCGGTGCCGTCCTTCAGCACGCCCGATATTCTGACTGTCATAGATTTTCCCCATAAAAAAAACCGCAGTGCCGGTTTCCCGGTCTGCGGTAAAAATCGTGGTTTACAGGATTAAAAAGGTGCTATCCGGAACCGGAATTCACACAGTGAACGGTGGGTGATCCAGATAATGAGCACTACAGTGATACAAATCACGGTGGTTTTTGCGACACAGCACTTGCTCCTTATTACGGAGAGGCGCTAACCTGCCACTTGCTTAAGATAGACGGATCAGGGCCTCGGGTTAACATTGAAGTTGACTCGGGGCCTTTTCACATCAGGCTTTCAGGTGTTCCCTCCGGCCATCAGCCAAAGGCACCCGCGCATACTGTGCGGTTTTTGTCTCCTTCCGGCAATCACGATCGTCCGGGATTAACTTTCCACAAATCCTGAAGCTGACGCCTTCATCGTTGTGATCTGTATCCCTGTGGTCATAAAACCCGGTGCAGTTCCATAATAGATGACCTCAATCCGGAACTTGATCCTGACATCACCTCCCCCTGACGCCATCCTCATGAAATAGCTGAACGGAGTGGATGACCCGGGATATATGGTGTCTTCCTGAACGGGGTATCCCCCTGACGTACGCCTGGTACCGATGGATGAGGTTTTGCTGAACACCACCCGATCATTCACACTCACCGTCAGCGTACAGATTGAGGTCGCACCGTCACCATCACTTCCTTTGTAGATAATACCGGAATAAAAAACCGGCGGGATAACAATATTCCGGTCAAACGACTGATCATCAATGACAGTAACCGTTCGTTCTGTCGCGTGTCTGTGCTCCCCTGCAGCCCTGAGATCAGGAAGACTGACATTGTGCGTTTTCACCACATCGCCAATGATATTTTCCGCTCTCAGAGTACCTTTGATGGTACAGTTCTCCGCTATCACGACATTATTCAGCGTGCCCGAGTTCGCACTGATATGTCCGCTGATATCCGCATTACGGGCCGTCAGCCTGCCTTCCGGCGTCAGGGAGAACGTAGGGGGATTGCCGGACGAGGTGATACTCACCGCAAACAGCCGCTTCAGGAACACATCGTTCATGAACAACTGATTCCCCTGCGCCACAAATAACGGCGTGGTGTTGCCGTCCTCCGGGTTAATCATCGCAATACGGTCAGCCAGCAGCAGTATGTTGCTCAGGGGCTGGCCATCAGTATCCTCAATCCCCGCTCCAATACCGGCAACATAGGGTATGCCATTTTTTGTTTTCTGTACCTTCAGCATGTAAAGTGCAGCAAGGTCATCATTTGTGTCCTTCTGCACGCGCTGTATCTGCTGTATGGTGGCGCTCTGGTCCTCCAGCGTTTTACTGACCGTCTG